ATTCTCCCCTAATAATCTCGTCTGCTAGCTCGTCCGCTGTCTTGCTTGGTGTCGCTGGCTGTGCTGCTCCTGCGTCTGCTGTTCTAGTTACTACGCCGTCGTACTGTGTTAAGTTATTGCCGTCTATTACTGACATAACATTAGCAACATATGTAGGGCTTGTAGCGTAGCCGCCCTCTTTGATAGCTGTAATAGCTGTGCGCGCATCTGTCACATTTACAGCCTTTGCGTAGCGTGTTGCACCAGTGATAAGGTCGAAGTAATCTTTTACGCTGTCGGCTGGTGTATCGTATGCTCTAAATGCTGCTGTAATTGTTGTATAATTTGCATTATCGTAGCACTCCTGCGTTTTAGAGTTAAATACCTTGCCGCCCCAATTTGAGGTAGCCTTGATACCAAAAAAGGCATTTGCCTTTGTCATAAGTACCGAACCACCCCAGCCAGTTTCTAAGGCAGCCTGCCCGATGCATACGCTCGGAAGTACAAAGCCTGTGCCTGCGTCCTTTCTTCTCTTTGCCTCTGCCTGCGCAAGTGGTGCGATTAACTGTAAAAATTCCTGCTTATTCATATTGTTACCTCTCTTTCTCTTAGTCCTTTTTCTTAAATCTTTCGTATAAGTCCTTTGTGCTCTCCCAGCCATACATAGCAATGTATGCCACGATAAACGCGCCAAAAAATGCAAGTGCTATGTAATACCAGTACAACGGCGATTCCGTAATAGCGAAGTATATAATTACTGCTGCGATGCAAACCACCATAGATACTGTGATAGTCCAGAGCTTAGTAGGTACTTTCTTTACAAGTGGTAGCTCTTTTGTAAGCTCCACCATAACAACCACCATAAAAGCAAGTGCTCCTAAGATGCCAATAATCGCCGTTGCGTTCTGTGCCAGTAAATCAAACATAATTTTTACCTCTCTTTCTATTCTCTGTTTCGTAGCGCCTCTTCTATGTGGTTAAGTCGCTGCTCGTGTTCGTCTATTCTTTTGTGTTCACTTTTATAGCTTTGCTCTAGGATAAGTAGCTTGTCGTGGTTTTCCCGCGTGTCCTGCTTTACGCTGTTAATCTCTGCCTTAATGTCTGAAAGCATTGACTTTATATTATCCAGCGCAATTAAAATACCCGTCTGCTCTGCCGTCTCTTTTCTGGCGTCCTCTTCGTCCTTTTCCTTGTCGGTCTTGGCTGCTCGTGTTCCGTTTTTCGCAATATTGGCTATATTTGCGATGCACATTACAAGAGAAACTACCAGCGCTGCAATGGCTATATAGTTTGCCGCTGTCATTCGCCCGCTCCTTTCCCGCTTGCCGTTCTGGCTAACGCGTTTATTTTTGCTCTTAGGTTGTAGCTGTCCGCGTGTTCTGCGTGCCCCGTCCAGCTCTGCAAACTCTTTAGTAGTTCCTCTTTGGTTAATTTCCCCGTGATATATTTTCTTATTTTCCTTTTAATACGCTTAACGCTGTCGCGCCTTACTTTTCTATGCGTAGGTCGGTGGCGATAGCCTACAAAGTCTACGCCATTCTTGCAGCATAATATAGTTGTCTTAGGGTTAAGCTCTAGCTTAAGCTCCTTTGTGATGTATTCTTCTATTTCTGCTAGCCACCTACGCAGCTCTTTTATATCAGAGCTTAGTATAATAAAGTCGTCCATATAGCGTATGTAATAATGAGCCTTAAGGCAGTGCTTAACAAACTGGTCTAGCTTATTCAAGTAGATATTTGCGATATCTTTTGCTCTAATATTTCTGTCTTTTCCTGCATCGTCTACCCTCATTAGGTCGCTGGGCTTTCGCCCGCTCTCTACAAACTGTCACACGCGCCACGCACGCCAACAAGGCTGCTGACATCCCAAGGGCAACCGCCGCAATTCAACGCGCGCGTACCAGCATTACCGCCAAAGTACCAGTTGCCGCCCGCAACCAGCGCAGCTATTGAGTACGCGTAGTACTCGTAAATATTGCCGCTTGCTATGTCTGCATCTTCTCCGACAAGTAACGGGCTAGTAGTGTCCCACGCCCAGCCTAAGCTTGGGTGGTATGTGGCGTTAGTAGCGTGCTCTGCTCTTGTAATAATCTCGTCCAGCCATTCCCATACATTACCTACGGCGTCTCTTACTCCTACGGCACTAACTGCCTTTGCTACATTGCCCGTAGTTGTCCTGCCGCTGTTTGTTGTCGCAGTCCAAGCATAATCGTTAGAGCTATCTAAGCCCTCTGGGCTGCCGTATGCGTACTGTATAAACTCCTGCAAATTAGGCATACGCTTACCGCTTTTCTGCAAGCGGTGTGTAAAGTCGTACCAGTTTAAGCCCTCGCTACCCGTCATAGGTGTAGCGCCGTATTTTGACTGTAAGCCGCCTTTGCCGTCGTTGCTGTTAAGGTAAATATCTACCCAAGTACCGCCGCCAAGGTATACCATACCCTCTGGCGCGCATTTTGGGCGGTGTCCCAGCGTCCACACAGAACGCGGTACAATGCCGTCATATATGTTATTCTGCCAGCCGCTACCTTTTACGATGCCGCTAGCATTTACTGGTTTGCCCGTTGTAGCGTCTACGCCTCTCACTTTTCCATAGTGAAAGCCGCCAATTTTTCGGCTGTTTAATGCGGTCCAGCCCGCAGGGTATGTGCTGTTAAGTGAAATTTTATAAACCTCGTCAGCATCTTTGTTGCCGCTATCGCAGACATATACATAATAGTCCTTGCCAACTGTAAAGCTGCTGCCAGTATCTAAGTTTGCTGCCGTTAAAATAGTCTGCTTTGTTTCAAATACGCCAGTACCCGCAATAGAAATTACGCAGCCCTCTACTATAGTTAGCTTCTGTGCGCCGCTGCATACTATGTACTCTTTGCTCGGCGCTACAATATCGCTAATCAGTGCCGCCTTGTTTACATTAAAGCAGGCGCGGCGGTCTGTCTTTGTAATATCGTCTACTAATAATCTACTCATACTGTTTTAATACCCCCTTAATAGCCTTAATATCTTCCTCGGTCATACCTACAAGTGCCAAGTTATCTACGCTGCTAATTATATGTATTGCCTTTTCTGTCTCTGGTGCTGCTGCCGATAACATAAGCTGCATTGTGTCTGGCTCGTCTGTAGTCGCGCTATGTGTTCCTACTGCGTTCCTAATCTCGCCAGTAACATTACCACAGTAGAACGCCGCGCCTATTGTTACCTCTGGGCATAGCATAATATGTACGCTCTTGCCGTCTGCACTTCTTGATAATATAGCGGTGTGTATGTATCGCTGCTCTTCCAGAGCGTTTAGCGCCTCAATAAGTCCCGCTGCGTCTAAGTCTCTCGCCTGCACCATTGCAAGGCAGTTGTAGTAGTCCTCTTTTGTGTTAAAACTGTTAGGATAACCTTTCACTTTGCTACCTCTCTTTCTTTATTAGCCTACTAAGTATGTACCGCCAAGGTAACAAGCTCCAAGCCAAGCCTCGGTAGTAATACTGGTGCGCTCTACTAATTCTTTTTGCAGGCTGTCTACTGTGCTCTGTAGTTCTTCTACCTCTGCCTGCAAGTTTCCTGCTGCCTCTTCTGTTAATATTCCTTTTAGTGTTTCTACCCAGCTTTCAAAGCTAGCCTGCTGCTCGTCTCGGTATGTATCAAGCTGTGCCTCAAACTCTTCTAACTTCTTTGTAGCCTGCTGCTCGTCTGCTGATATTGTGCTTAAGTAGTTCTGGTACTCTGTAAGCACCTGCTTATTGTAGCTTGTAAAAAAATCGTTAAACTGCTGCGTAAGTACGCTTGCGTCTATCTGGTCTATAACTCCTGTTACAATACCGCATAGGCTGCTATTATATCGCTGGTCTGTAATGTTTGCCGTTTGTATACTAAGTACTCCCTTGCCTATGTATATATCAGCAAGTACTAAGTCGTATATCTCATTGCTGCGGGTTATTGCTCTGGCTGTTGGTTTTGCCGATGCCGTACCTTTTAAGACAGCTATATACATTGCTCTTGCTGCTAAGTCCCAGCGTAGTACTACTCTGTCGTATCTGTTAAGTGCTCCGTCTGCCGTTTCCAGAGTTAAGGCGTAGTCCTGCTCGTTTCTGAAAGCGTAGCCGTTAATAAAACCAAAGCCTGCCTTTACAAATACCTGCATACCCTCGCCTATAATTACTTGCAAGCCGTTGTTTTGTGCGTTTGGGAAAACTCCATTTTTTATAAATGTTGAGAAGTACCAAGCCCAGTCCTCGGCTTTGTATACTCTGTCGTGGTCTTTGCTGTTAAATGGTAAGTAATTCACTCTGCTACCTCACTTTCCTAATTTTATCTATAAGGCTTGGTGTGCTCTCGCCAAAAATAACCTCTATGGTATGTGTTCCTTTTTGCCATACCTCGCTTACTTCTGTTATGCGGGCGTCTAGCCTTATGCCCCAGTCTCTCTCTTGGCAAGTAACCCTATCCCCTATATCAAAGTCGCGCCTATATCTTAGGTTTGATGTGATATTGATAGAGCTATCAAAGTTTACATTTGCGTCATACGCTGCAAGCTCTGTTATGCTCTGGCTGCTAAGCATATTTTTATAAGTCGCCAGTGCTATAGTTTGTTGCTGCCCCGCATCGTCTGTGTATGAGCGGTTTATATCACTTTCTAAAGCTACCTCTTCAAGTCTTAAGCCCGTAGCTCCCTCTCCGTCTCTTGTGACTACTGGCGCTACTGTTTCCTCGTCCGTTGCTTTGCCTATTAGATACATAAAGTTTTTATAGTTCTCGCTGCTGTATTCATAGGCGCGGCTGTTGATGTTGTCAAACTCGCTGCTAAATATGCACGGCTTAAGCCCTGCGCCATTTCCTACAGTTCTGTCTATTCCTTTGTATAGGTAAAAGCCATATGTTCTAGCCTGCTCGTTAATCAGTATGTCATAGCCCAGCTTTCCGCTTTGGGCTAGTGCCTTTATCTCTGTGCCAAGGCTTGCGTATGCGTCGTTGCTGTAACTTACTGCTGTCCCGCCATAGTGCGCCTGCTGCAATATACTAAACCTTTCAAAGCGTCGCTTTTTAATTGCGCTGCTGCCGCAATTTCTTTGTACCTGCTTATTTATTATGTTTTGTACTGTGTCTGTGGTTACTAGCTGCGGTGTTATTACTCTTTTATCTAACCAGTAACTTAAGGTATAGCCCTGCGCCTCTATCTGCTCCTCTCCCTGCTCGTCTTTTTCGATATGTGTATACTTTATAACTGCTGCCCTGCGCCATTTGTTGCCGTCGCTGTCTGTATATGCTACTGTCCCGTCGTGTATGGTAAGTATGTTGCCCTCTATCAGCAGTTTTAAATTGTTCTTTGTCGCAGGCGCAAGTATTGAGATATTGCCTACTGCAAAATACCTTATATTAAATATCACGCTGGCTATTTCGTCTGTTATCCCTAAAGGTTCTAAGTCTAGGTTAAATACTCTTATTTCCATGGGCTTACACTCCTAAATATTGCGGGTTATAATATATGCTTACTTCTAGGTTATCTACTCCGCTTGCAGCGTCATATCTGTAAATATTGTCGCCAATTTTCAGCGCCATAAAAGTACTGTCTACATCAATATCCTTAAAGCAGTCTATTACTTCCCCGTTTCTCTCCAATGCTGCGCCTTTGTTCCCGTACTCGGTGTTGACTGTAATAACATCGCCTGCCTGCATCGTTCTATTTATTCGTATAAATTCGCCAGTTTCTACATTGAGTAATACGGGTTTTTCAAGCACTCCAAGCGCCGTAAACTTTATGCGCATACCCGTAGATACATCGCCAGCGTTATAGCAGTCTACTATTACGCTTTCCTCTCTGTAACCAAATACCATGCTATCTGCGCTATCCTCGTCTATCTCTGTTGGAAATTCCCAAGCACCTACCCAGCTTGCTATCTCTTCTTTTGTCTCTGTTTCGTTCTTCCAGAATGGGTTAAGCGCCTTAAAGGCTATATCGTATTCTAAAAGCACTTTCTTTTTATAAAAGTCTGGCTTATCGTCTATTCGTACCTCTATAACTTTTGTAAAGCCTTTGTATTCATACTTAAGCTCGCCTTTTAACTCTGGGTTTAATATCCTAAGGGCTTTGCGGCGCAGCTCTATAGCTTGCGCCTTATCCCTTGTGTTTATAGCTCCTTTAACTGTAATGTCCCTAGCCTCTATACGCTGCCCCGTGAAAGTGTCGCCGTGCTGCTGGGCGCTGTTGGTGCTATATATTTTGTTGTCTACCCCAGCTAATCCCGTGGCGTCTTTGCTTACATTGCAAAAAAACAAGCTAGATATACTAAACTCTAAGCTGTCGCCTAATTCATTCGTGTATGTAAGTTTCTCATATTCCACGCGCTACACCGTCCTTGCTATTAGTTTAAAATTCTTAGCAGCTTGCTTTTGCTGGGCTGCGTAGTCTGTCTCGTTTGCGTAAATATACTGATTTACTACCACGCCGCCTGCGCTGCCCTTTGGCTTGTCTGCGTCGTCGTCCCAGTCTCCCCATTCGTCTACCTCTTCTGGGTGCATATTTACTCTTGGGTTTACATCAAATTCACTCGGTACGCTGTCGTTAATCATTTTATTAACATCGTCCATGCCCTCGCTAAAGCCTACGCCTATACCTTTTGCAAGATAAATACCTACTTGGTCGCGCATAACCCTAGACGGGCTGTGTATTCCAAAAAATCCCTTAATTCCACTTAAAATAGCATCGCCAAAACCTTTAATCTTATCAAGTACCCAGTCCTTAGCGTTGTTTATGCCATTCCATAAGCCCTGCACCAAGTTTTTACCTATGTCGGTAATCTTGCTAGGCAAATCCTTAAATCCGTTAATAACGCCCGTTACTACATTCTTGATGCCCTCTACCGCCTTTGCTTTCATGTTTGTACCCCATGTAGCAACCTTTGTTACTGCTCCTACTATAGCGTTCCATATCTTGCTTGGCAGTTCTGTAACAATGCTTATAACATTGCTAACCATAGTGCTTATTACTTCTTTCGCCTTAGCTCCTACATTTGCTCCCCAAGTCGCTATTTTATCTACAGCGCCTATAATTGCGTCCCATATCTTGCTTGGCAGTTCTTTTATAAAGTTGATAATCGTTGTAACGATGCTTAAGGCGCTCTCGCCTATTTGTGGCAGCCAGCCCGCTATAGTATCTACTAGAGTAAGTAATACCTCTGGCAATGCCTCTACAAGTTTAACTATAAGCTCTGGTATTGCCTCTACCAGTTTCATAAATAGAGTTATGCACATTTCCAGCATTTGTGGCAACCAGCTTGCTATAGTATCTATTAAGGTTGTGATAATCGTAGGTAGCGCCTCTATTAGAGCTACTATAATATCTGGTATTGCATCTACCAAGCTCATAAGCAAAGTAATTGCTGCGTCCAATATCATAGGTATAGCATTAAGCAACGCCTCTATAATCGTGCTAATGATTGTAGGAAAAGCTGCTATAAGTGCCTCTATAATTGTTGGTATTGCATCTACCAGCGCCATAAGCATTGTAATTGCTCCCTCTAAGATAATAGGCAGCGCCGCTATAAGCGTATCTACGATGCTCTGTATCAGTTCTGGCAGCTTGTTAATAATTTCCACTATCACAACTGGGATAGCGTCCACTATTGCTGTGAATAGTGTAACTGCTGCCTCTAATAGCTGTGGTATGCTCTGTATCAGCGTGTCTGTTATATTGAATACAATATCTACTACCGCTGGCAGCAGCTCTGGTATAGCGTTTGCTATGCCGTTTATAAGCTGCGTTATGATTTCTACGCCACAGTCTAATAAGGCTGGTAGCTGTTCTATTAGCATACCTACAAGCGTTGTTATTGTTTCCAGCACTATTGGTGCTAGTGTCGGTAGCGCTTGTATTATTCCGTCTGCAAGTGCTGATATAATCGACGGCGCAGCCTCTAATACTGCTGCCGCTATACTTCCTATGAGTTGCACTAGCTGCGGTATAACGCTTGTTATGTTCCCTATAAGGTCGCTTACTCCGTTTTTTATTTCTTCTGTAGCTCCGTCGTTCCCTGCCATAAGGTCGCTTAGCCCGTCCATTATCATTGTGATAGCTGGTAGCATTTCGCCTACTATGCTGTTTTTGACGCCGCTAAAAGTCCATTGCAGGCGGCTTAGGCTGTCCTCAAAGGCTGCACTTGCCGCTACTGCGTCGTCGCTCATGAGCATCCCGTATTCTTCTGTTTCGTCCATAAGCTGCTTAATTCCGTCTGCTCCAGAATTAAGCAGCGGCAATAGTTCTGCTGCGCTTTTTCCAAAGATTTCCTGCGCTGCTGCGTTTCGCTTGGTTTCGTCTTTCATTCCTGCCAATGCGTCTATGCTGTCAAGTAGCACCTGCTCTGTGCTTTTTACGCTACCGTCCGTATTCTTAAGCGATACGCCGATAGCCTCAAAGCTAGCGCCTGCACCTTTTGCGCCCTCTGATGTTTTCCCTAACTCTGTTGTGATATTCTTTATACCTTTTGTTAGGTCGCTAACATTACTGCCGCTACGCTCGCAGGCGTAGCTTAACTGCTGATATAAGCCTGCGCTTATCTGCATCTTTTGGCTTTCTTTGTCTATTTCGTCGCCTGCTGATGCCGTATCACTTGCCATATTATATATAGCTTTTCCTGCTGCTACGGCTGCTGTACCTATTGCCGCTACAGCTCCCGCTGCTATCTTTGCCACATTGCCTACGATGCTACCAAAGTTACTAAACTTGCTGCTTGCATCGTCTGCCTGCTTTCCGCTGTCCTCTACCTCGTTACCCATGCCGTCTGCTGCTGTCTCTGTCTTATCTAGCTCGGTTGTCGTCTTTTTAAGCTCGCTTTCGGTATTTACTAACGCTGTTTTCTGGTTGTTTAGTTGGGTTTCCAAGCGTTTTGCCTCGTCGCTATTATTTCCCAGCTCTTCCTTGCACTTTGCAAGTGCTTTTTCTGTAGCCTCTACCTTTGCTTTTTGCTGGTCGTATATCTTCCCTAGCGTTTCCTGCTTGGCTTTTAGGCTATCAATGCTGCCGCCGTTAGCTTTGTACTCTGCGCTTACTAATTTCATTTCAGAGCCTAATACTTTAAGCTCTCCGTTAATGTTTTTTACAGCCGCTTTGTACTCTGCCTCGCCGTCGAATTTTACCTTTGTACCTATTGTTTTGGTAGTATCTGCCATAAATTAAAAGCCCCCTAGCGCCTTGTCTATGTCGTCAATATATCTACTCTTTTGTGATTGTGTAGTATTGCCGCCGCTAAACTGCAAAGGGTTGTACTCTTTATGGTACTTAAATAGCTTTAGTATCTTGTATGGTGTCAGTTTCCAAGCCTCGTGCTCGGTAAACCTTAACATTGTTACTGCTATGTATAACAAGCGCGCAGTATCTAATTTCCCCGCGCGCTCTGTATGTTTCCCTCGTTGTCCTCGGTGTCGTCTGCGCCTGCCTCTGTCTCTTCTGTCTTTTCTGCCTCTTCCTCTCCACCATTTACACCAAATGCAAACGACTTGTATATAGCCGTCTTAATCATTCCTATATTACCTAAGTGGATTAGCTTACCTACTTTCTGCTCTGTAAGCTCTGGCTCGTCGTCCTCTAAGCCCTCATTGATAAGCATAGTAAGCAACCAGCGCAAATCTTTAAAAATATCCTTGTTGTTTTCGTTAAATATGTCGCTTAACTTATCGTAGCCGCCGTACTTGTCCTGCAATGCGTCTAACGCGTTTAAGCTGAATAACAAATAATAATCTTTGCCGTTTAATGTGATTGGGTATCTTCCGTCTTTTATCGCACTCATATTTTTACCTTAAGGCGCAGCCATAAGCAGCCGCGCCCTTTCCTTTCTTAAACTTTACTCTGCTTTCTGGTATGTCTTTACCTTTGTAAACCAGCTAGCGGCTACTGCGTCTGTAGGTAAGCCCGTGTAGTCTGCTTTCCATTTTCCAGATGCTTTAGACTTGCTAAAAGTACCCTCAATGGTTGGCGTCTTAAACTCGATGCTTTCGCCTTTTGTTGCAAAGCTATCGTTTGGTACTTTGAATTTTCCGCGCAACAGCCAGATATAGCGGTACTTGCCGCCCATCTTTTTTGCTCTAAAGCCTACAGCTACATAAGGCGGCTCGTCTGTATCTCCTGCGTAAAGTACGCCGTCCTCGTCTACTTCCTGTCCTAACAAATCCTCTAACACTTCGTTAGTAAGCTCCTTAACGCCAAGGGACAGCGTGCAGCTTGCAAACTCGCTTGCATTCTCGCTAAGCGCATCGTCCGCGTAAAGCGTAGCGTCTGCTGTTGTTACTGATAAGTCCGCAGTCATTGCCTCGCTCATTTTTTTAGGCGCTCCGTATGTTTCTACGCCGTCTGTTTCTGTAATGATTGCGTAGTAAAGGTCTTTAAGTCCAATAGTCATTTTATCGCTCCTTTATAAACTGAATAGTTATAGGTACTTGCCAGTAGCCCGTGTCGGTTTCGTAGTTCTCGCCGTCTTGGCTGTTGATGTAGTACCCTGCTGCCTCTAATGTGTCTATAATCTTTTGTAGTATCTCTTCAAAGTCAGACTTGCTATATAGTGTTATCCTATAGGTTTCCTTGCCTACTTGCTGTACATCGTCTGCCCTTATTGCAGCGCCGCCCATTATGCGGGTAAAGGTGCAGTACTGGTTAGGTTTATCCTTGCCCGTATATACGCCTCTTTCTGTAGGTAGCAGCGCTGCAAGTGTATCTTTAATACCTGCCATGTATGCGCCTCGCTTTCTTTTAGTTAAAGCTATTGTCTACATATTTTTCCCATATTTCTTTAGCTTTGATATATGCTGGCTCTTCGGCTTTTTCTAAGGCTTGTGTAAGCCAAGGTCTAGCGGCTAATGAGCTTGTGCCGTACTCAAAGATAAATCCTATAGTTGCATAGCGTACATTTCCTTTGCTGCTCTTTCCTTTTCTCTTTTTTCCACCGCCGCCATAATCTGCCTTGTGGTCTGCGCGCCCCTCTGGCACTATTTCGATAACTAGCGCGGTGTCTTCCTGCTTTATCTCGCTTGCCGTCAAGCTCGCGATAAAGCCGCCCGTTTTTCTTATCCCATAGCCTGCCGCTGCCATTTTTTCTGCGTTAAGGTATTCCTCTGCCGATGCTGTAAGCATTTCTTTTACTGTCTCGGTTGCTCTTTCCTCTTGTTTCCTAAAGGCTGCGGCTAATTCCTCTAAGCCCTCTGTATTCAATTCTGCCATAGTTACCCCTCGCTTTCTTTTGGCTGTTGCCTTAAGTCGCTTAGTGTAAGCTCTGTTACCTCGTCGTTTACTTCGTAATGTTTAAGTATTGTGTATCTCTTGCCCTCAAACTCCGCTATTGTTTCGTTGCTGTAGTCTATGGCGTATACCTCTACTTTAAGCTCTACCGATATGCCTAGCTGTTGGCTCTTGTAGTATTCGTTATAACCGATAGGCTTTTTGTTGCAAAATACAGTATTTTTCTTTTCTGTAGCGGCGTTAGGAAAACCGTTACTATTTACTCTTTCCTCTGGCATTTCCAGAGAAATAAGCGTTATTTCGTCAGCCCATAACGCCATAGTTACCCCTCGGTGTCCGTTTCGGCTACCTTGGCTGCGTTATAGTCTCCGTCTAGGCTTAAAGACATTTTTTGTAAATCGTAAGACTGCCTATATTGCTCGCCTTTGCCGTTGAAGTTAAAATCAGCCCTACAGTACAACCTTATAGCCCTAACTATTAGCGCGTCTGTTTCGTTAATGTTAACTACTCCTGCTGCCTTAAGGTCTAGCTTGCACGCCTCTATAGTGTCGTTAATTTCTGTAGTAATAGCCTCGTTTTTGCTGCTTATGCGCAGACTGCCGCGCATTTGTTCTGTTAAGGTTGTTGCCATTGCCTGCGCCTCGCTTTCTTATGCTCTTTTTACAAGATTTTTTTCTAAAAGCAGCGCCGCGCGCTCTGGTGTTACCTCGTACTCTTCCCCAGTTTCTACAATTCTGTCAAACTGCAAATCTTTGTAATTCTGAATACAAGCCACCTTTACTAAGCCGCTGGCTGGCTGCTGTGTATTCTGCTGCCCGTCTGTGTCTGGCGGGTTGTCTG